CAAGAATATTAATCGCTGCCGGCTGGATCCAGAAATACATGTGGTTTCGCTTAGATGTAGAAGCCGGATCAGATTATGACCGTGCCATGGAGCATATTACAAGCTATGCAAGAATGGGAAAGAATCAATACGATGATGCCAACGATGCATTGACAGGGTTGGCTGAATTATTACGTCCTATCAGAGAAAGCAGAGGTGAAGTGCATGGGAGTGTTAGATAAACTATTGAAGAAAAAAGCAAAGCCGGTGATGGGTGAATTAGGGAGTACAAACGCTTCGGATTGGAGTGCTCAAAACGCCTATTCTACAACTTCAACATTAACGCTTGAGAAATTAGCGGAGATGAAGCGAGACCCTACTGTCAAAATGGGTTTGTTTGTCGTGAATGTACTATTGCGATCCAGGTTCCGCTCATACATGCATAAGAATCCTGAGATACAGACATTCGTAAGGCAGAACTTATCCAGGGTGAAGTTCAGAAAGCAATTCAAAAAAATGATGACCTATCGATGGGTAGGAGCTTCCATCACTGAAATGGTATGGGAATACTTCGAAGGCAAGGTACAGCTAGCCAAGCTGATCACTTACTGGCCGGATACATGGTTTAGTAAAGGCATTCCTAAAGACGATAAAACGCCGGTGATCCAAAAAGTTGACATGATGGATAAGCCTATACCCAGAGAAAAGGTGATCATATTACAGAATCATGACGAGTTTGGAGAGAATGGATCCATCCTCGACGGTTCGGTTTATGATTTCTGGGAATCGAAGTATAACAACCTGCGTAAATGGGACGATGCATTAGATCGTTTCGGTTCACCTGCCATAAGAGGCAAAGTCAACAATGAAGGTTTTGCTACTCTGAAAGAACCAAATAGGGGAACTACCAACACAACAGAAAGAACCAGCGCAACTGATGTTGTCGCAGGTTTATTGGCAGCTTACCGGAAGAACAAGGTATTAGTGACCGACAGCTCTGTTGATGTTGATTTTGTGACCACTCCCGCGATAGGTGAAAACTACCAGATAAAGATTCAGTATGATGATAAGATGATCATGCGTGCTATGATGATCCCTGCGTTATTAATTGACAGCGATATGAAGAATGGCTCCTATGCTTTATCAGAATCCCAGTTTAATTACTTTTGGCTACTCATGGAAGGCGAATTGAACGCTTTAAATGATGAGCTTATAGATCAGCTGGTTCGTCCATTACTAGAATACAACTTTCCCTTAGAGAACAACGATTACGGGCATTTCAACTTAGACGACCTGCAAGAGAAGGATTATGCCGTATGGATGAACATATTCATGCAATTAACCAATGCAGGCTATTTGAATCCTCTCAATCAATGGCATGTCAAAAAGGTATTGGAGTATCTGAACTTACTCGATAATGAAATTGATCCGGATGATGCAACTGTTGCACAAGAGAACAATGAGAAGATGATGAACAATACGCTACTACCGAGAAATGAGCTGGATCAGCTGAACAAGACAAATCCTGCAACACTGGATTTTGAAAAGAAATAATGCAAACACTTGAATCTCCCGGATATGTTAGCAAACTCACACGTATTCGGGAGCAGTATGAAGCCTCTTATATCCGTAAATTCAACGGTATCCAAGAGGAACGCTTTAATTATGTCGCGGAAATCCTTACAAAACAAGGATTACAGGCTACTCTTAAAGTACAGTCTTTAGGCTTTGATTTAGTCTTTCGTGATATGCTCGTTCAGTTCATGCGTGAGTGGATTAATGTAGGTCAAAATCATGGCATGAATGAGATACAATTGCAATTATCCATGGCTGAGAAATGGTCGTCACCGTTCAATAAAGGAATCAATAACGCTAACAGTTATTATGATGCCTATGCTGTCAAACTGGCTGGCATGACTGATCAGTCACTATTAAAGAAAACTCAGGACATTATCAAAGAAGGTATCAAATCCGGGGAAACCACCAAAGCCACAATCAAGCGCTTAGAAGGCTTATACCCTTCTTTCTCTAAGACTAGATTAGAAAACATTGTGCGTACCGAATCTGGGAAGTGTTATAACTGGGGAAGACTCAATACCTTCTATCAGAACTCAGATGTTGTCGAGGGTGTCAGATTCTCTGCAATATTAGACGGAAGAACTACCGATATCTGTATTGCTCGTAATGGTTTAATACTGCCTTTGACAGATCAAGCTGGAATAGCTTCCAATACTCCGCCCTTACACTATCAATGCAGGTCGATATGGACGCCTGTGGCGATAGGACAGATAGGCAAGAAATACTCATACAATCAAGATCAGTATAAGCCGATTATGGAGAAGATGCCTCCGATGGATGGCTTCGGGTATCAGGATTTATCGGGAATTACGAAAACTAAGAGCACAGTACCCGTATCGACAATGGTGAAAATAGGCAAAAAGCAAGAAGGACATGCTTCTGATGAATGGATGCAAGCAAGAGACAAGGCACGCATCCAGGGCGACGATATTGCGATCAGAAAAGAAATCAAATACCTACGCGATTCGGGTATCACAGGAACAGATCAAGAACTGGAACAAATGATCTCTACTATCAAAAACTATTCACATACATCCTATAGAGACTATAGAAATGCTTTTAAAGATCCAAGCAGATATATGACGGCTACAATGCAAAACAATATTGATACTATTGAACGCTTCCTTGAGCAAGCCCCCACTTTCAACCAGCCTATATATCGGGGAGTGAGTATGTCACAGGATATTGCCTTAAAAAGAGGCGGTACAATTAGTATGCGTGGTTTATCGTCCTGGTCTAGCGATCTCGGTACCGCACAGAGCTTTACATGCATGTACGGAGAGCGAGAGGGGTATCGCAAAGTGATCTTTAAATGCGTCACGCCTCCGAAACGTGCCAGCAGTATTAAGCATTTGAGCTTATTACACAAAGAAAATGAAGTGCTTGTAAGTAGCAAAGTACAGTTTAGAATCCTACGCATAAGTAAAGAAAAAGTCACTATATACGATACAGTGCATGATATTTTAGTAGTGTTAATGGAGTCGATCTCATAAGGAGGAAAAGCACATGGATAAGGGAACCATATACGATAAATGGAACACACAGGAACCAGAGATAACAGATCCGTATAGTCAAAAACGCAGAAGTTTTTTAGAGAATGTTTTTAACTCTCCATCATTCAATCAGCTATCAGACCAAGAGATATCATCTTTTTTTAGTGCAGCCGATAGGATAAAAACACTTGGGCAGTTATCCAGTGATCATATCGCCATTATTAAAACAGCACTCAAAGAGATGGATGTTCAAGATGATAACTGGGAAAGCTATTAAAGGGATTCCATAACCTGATCCTGTTTTTCTATTATTAATCTTTTCACCTAAACCCTAGAGGTGTTACCCCCTAGGGTTTTTTTTATTTTATACCCCTGCAACCTTTTTATTTTCATTCGTTATCCCTTGTGAAATGAAATCTTGCGTAGGGAGGTGAGAGTGGAAAAGGTACTGAATAGCAATTTTGACCGAATACTTGGTAGATTTCCGCTTTCCAAAGAGAGTGACATTATTGGCGTTTATGCCAGACAGGGATCAAAGCGATTCGTTTCTTCCGTAATTTTCCCAGACTCTTTTTCTGATGAAGCCATTAACTCTTGGTTACAAAGTAACGAAGGCGTGTCAGGCTATAGAGACGATGAAGTTATCTGGAAAGCTTTTGACAATGGCGGTGAAGGCTTTGATGTAGAAAATCCTGTCGTTTTTCGTGCCGGTGAATGGAAAGGTATCCAGGTGACTTCTCAGGATATGCAAAGCATAGAAGAGAATGCACAACGTTTGAAAGAGTTTGGAGAGACTCACCAGCCGATTCTGTTGAATCATGATACCGGAGATGTAGAGAAAAAAGTTGGTAAAGTGGTTGATCCTCGCGTGGTAGGTGACAAAGTCATCCCTTCGAAGTTCACCATAACCGACAGTACTGCATTACGAAAGTATCTCAATGGAACGTACGGTCCAATATCTCCTTACTTGATCAAAGACTACACATTTGATACCGGATCAGGACAGATCACTCTACCTGGATGGACGTTCAGAGAGGTTTCTTTCGTCGTCCAACCGCAAGACAAAGCTTTGAATTTAACAATGAACGAAAGTGAGGTACTTATCGAAATGCCAGGAAATGTAAACACACCAGATACTCTGGAATTGCAATTGTCCGAAGCAAACAAGACCGTATTAAAGCTGCAAGGTGATTTGGCTACTGCCAACACCGACCTATCGACAACGAAGCAGCAGCTGCAGCTGAAAGAGACCGAAATCGGTACTCTAACAACCAAGGTGAAAGACCTGGAAGACGCAGCGAAGAAAACCGCTGTTGAGAATGAGATCAAAGGCTTTGAAGCTCAGTTTAAGCTCAAACCTGCCGATCATGAAGACAACGTAAAGTATGTCTTAACTCTGTCAGAAGAGCAGTTGACCTTCTGGAGAAAAGACGTTGACGGCAGAGCTCCTGTGGTCATCCAAGGACAAGAGGGATCCGGTCAGCCCGGAAGCTCTACTCCACCGGCAACCAAAGAAGCAACTGCAGAAGAGCTGCTTGAAAGAAACAACATTCAACCTGTTAAAGGAGGGAAATAACCATGTCAGTAAGCAGAACGTACATGGATTATGTTAAAAGCTGTCTGCTCAACAAAGAACACGTCATTGAAGACGGTTTAGCAGCGGATATGACTTTTGGCAACATCCGGGAGAATTATCTTGTGGGGGCTCTTACCTCCAATGGAAAGCTCAAACCAATGCAGAGAGCAGTTGTGTTATCGTTAGCCAGCAAAACCATTACCCTGAAAGCAGCTGGAAGAGCTGCGTTTTTCAATGTTGGTGATGCATTAACTCTCTATCACAGTTCAGCAGAGTCTTCGTTAGGCAACATTGCTTCTATCAACCTGACCAACAACACCATTACTTTTGATGGTACCGGATCACCTACAGAAGATGATGAAGTTTATGTCAAAGACGGATCCGAAACTCCCGTCGGTATTGCCATGAATGATTTATCGTCCACTGATACCACTCAGGTAAAGTTTTTAACTTACCTGTTACACGGTATCGTCAATTCCGATTTGATTCCCAACTATTGTGCCATCGCTGATACAGCGTTACCGCACATATTTTTTAGAGCGAGAGGGGTGTAACTCATGCCGTACGATTATGGATTACTGGATCTAAACATCCTGTCTGAAAAGACAAGAACTGAAATGGCGAAGATGTATCCGGCTCCGACAAATTACATGTCTGGACTCTTCTTCCCCGAACGCGGGATTGATTCCAATAAAGCCTTCTGGGATATCCTGTATAGGAACAATGGTTCCATGGGATATATCGACAAGGGCGGATTGCCTTTATCGTCTCCTCGTTCCAAAGTGGGTGAGGGGTATCTGGAAGTTGCGTACAAGAAAGAGACCTTCTTCATGGACGCGAACGAAACCCGATGGCAGAGAAAGCCTGGCACACAAAACCAGCAGACCATTGAGGACGCTATTATCGAACAACAGCAGATCATGTTCAATAGGCTGTACAACACCAACGAGATTGAAGCCTGGTCGTGTTTGCGTGGTACTTATACCTACGCTACCAACAAAGGGCAATCAGTGACTGTTGATTATGGTATGCCTACCGAGTACAAACTGACTGTCACCGATGAAGGGCAGAAATGGTCAAATATTGCTGCCAATATCGTTGCTCAGGTCAAGACGTACAAACGTCTTTTGAAGAATGTGCAACAGGAATCAATCAAGCTGTATTGCCGATCTGTTGTTATGGACTACATATGCCAGAACACCGAGTATTTAGCTGATTTAGGCGACAACATCGTCAGACAGCAGATTGCTCTGGAAGGCAAGATCAACAGAATCGCCGGTGTACCTATTGAAACCATTGATACAACCTACACAACCGACGCCGGAGTAGAGACATACTTCCTGGCAGCTAACGAAATCTTCATGGTTGGCAACAACATTGGTAAAAGATTAGTGGCTCCTGCTGCTGAAGCCAAGAATACTCCAACAAAATTCATCCACGTCTGGGAAGAGAATAAAGAGCGTTTCGGTACTGGAATGCTGGTTGGTCAGTATTCCTTACCGGCTCTGTACAATCCTCTTGGTTGCGTCCACGTTGTGGTGTGTGACTAATGCCTTTAATTCAACTGAAGCCTGCCCTTGAAAGAGGGCAGTATTACAATAGCAAGATTTACACAGGCGGAGAGGTTCTATTTGTTGAAACAGAAGACCTTAAAAGCTTTGAAGGAATGATTGCTATTGTTGAAGAAGAAGAGGATATGCCAGATGATAGCAAAAATGAAGCTATCCCGGGGGAACCAACACCCCCGGACTCTGGCTCGTCTGAACAATCAGATGAAGCTCCGAATCCTTCCAATGAAGCGACTATTAATCCTACGAATGAGGAGGTTAGTATTAGCGATGATGCTACCACCTCCGAGGATATCGTGGAAGACACCACGGCAGTCACTCAGGAAGTCATAAGTACCCCTGAGGATGGAAGCTCAATCCCTGATGGTGGAGCGAATCCTTCCAAGACCTCTCAAAATAGACGGAGAAGGGGATAATAACCATGATAATAAGCCACGCAGAGCTAAAAAGCGACTACTTATTCGGGAAAGAAGACCTACTCGACGGCACCGCAGAACCCACGATTGATAAACAAATCACCATAGCAGAAGCCATAGTTAAAACAGACCTGAACGTCACTACTCTTGTGGATACAGAGATTAATAAAGCTCTCGTGGCTTATTATACCTTGTTCCTCATTACCTCAACCTCTGTGATCAAAAAAGAAGGGAAAAGCATTTACAAAGAGATGTATGACGAACTCATCAGTAAATTGCGTATCCCTCCGATTGGTTTATCCATCATTGATTTTACAGAGACCGAAGAAGAAGAATCATGATCAAAGTAAACGTCAACATTGACGATTCAGTATTCAGAGCACTCATGCATAGTTTTCCTGAACTGAAAGAGAAAGCGAACCGTGCTGCAGGCTTTGTACTAATGGACGATATCGCGGAACGATTTGAAGGCGAAGGCAATCCTCCTACAAAATGGACGCCGTTACAGCCTATTACGATCAAGCGAAGAATGAAACGAGCCAATGGCGGAGCTATACGAATACTGAATGATTCCGGCGCTTTAAAAGGCAGTTTTATGGTAGGTGGTGATGATAACTTTTTCAAAGCTACTCAACACAAGGTAACAGTGGGAACTAAAAAAGTGTATGCAGCCCCTCATCAATGGGGATGGAAAGCAAAGAACATACCAGCCAGACCAATGATTGTAGCACCTAATGACTCGCCTGATCTGAAAGACAAACTGATTAATGCTTACGCGGAAGTATTACGAAGAGGTTTACTGTGATTACTCCAAGCCAATCTTTTGCTATTTTAAAAACATGGTTGGAAGAGCAGAAGGATATCGTTAAAGGTGTTTATACAGAATACAAAAACATGAACCATTCACCTTTTTTACTGATAGAAGCACCGCAAATCAATGATATCAAGACTTCGAACAATATGGCGACAAGCATTAAGACTATTTACCGATGTTACGTGCAGATAGGAACGCAAAAGCTTAACGTATGGGACGCCTGTGGAGCAGTACATGACATAGGCTCTGTATTAAGGCTCCGGTTATTAGAAGATGTTGCCAAGTGTTACGAGAGCGTATTCAAAGACTTTTACAACATCACATTTTTGAATATGCCGGTGGTCGGTTTAGACGATGCACAAAATACCGATGCTTTGCTTATCGTAGGGCGTCTAGGTATTGAATTCACATTGGAAGAACAGGTAGAGCTCGAAGGCGTGCTTGTTGAAGAAATACACAATCATTATGACAGCTGGGATGCAGAAACGTTATTAAAAGAGGAGACTTACGATGAGTCAGATGTTACAAGCAACTGATCAAAACTTTAAAAAACTGAAAATCCGGATAGGGAAAGATAACACTCCCGAAGTCGGTGAAGGATTGAACCTATCGGATATTCCGAAAAGTTCAATGCCTTCTGTCAATACGTTAATTCGCATGGGTGCTTTAAAGATCGTTGAAGTTTATGGGACTCCCATAGCTACTCAGGAGGTAGTGATTACAGAAGAGCCAACGGTCACAGCACATCAAACGAATGCTTCAGGCAAGAAATCTAACCAAGGGGGTGGAAAATAATGCAAATTGTTCCAGGGTTATATACCCAAAGAATCCAAGGAAAACCTCGTGTAGTATTTGACACGGTTACCGATGTCAACTTCATTGTCGGTTGTGCCGACAGAGGACCGTTAGACGAAGTCGTGGTAGGTACTCCTGAAACTATCATGAGGACGTTTGGGGATGGGGAGTTAGTACAGTTTGTGTACAGAGCCTATCTAAACGGAGCCAAGAAGTTCAAATGTGTTCGAGTATTAGGAGCTTCACCTGTAAAAGCTACCAAAGCATTCTTAGCTACAGCTACAGAAGTAGGTACCGTTACAGCGAAGCATTACGGTGCTTATGGCAACGACATTGATATCCAATTCAAGACGATTGTTTCCGGTACCAGGACCATGTACGTGTATTACAAAGACAGCTTGGTTGGTATTGTTTCAGGACTGACTGACGGCGATTCCATTGTTGCAGCGATAGCAGCTCATCCGGTATTATCCGAATGGGTTGTTTACACCAAAACAACCAACGGACCCCCTGACGCCAATGCGAATCCTGTAGCTTTATTAACAGGTTCTGACGGATCCGCTGTCACTAATTCCGATGTGATTGGTGCTTACGATGCTGATACAGGAGCCCGTACCGGTGCACAGTTAGCAGTTGTTACCGATGGATGGATGAATTTAGCATCAGCTACCTTAGAGGGCGATGCTGCTATTAACGCAGCACTAATCACCATATGCGAAACTCGTGGCGTAGGCA